TATCATCTATCAAGTATTCTTACCAAGACCATTTCACAGTTGAGAATGAGAAAATAGAATCTGATGCTATATCTACCTTTCAAGTAAAGGGTGGTGGTGTTTATAATCTTGACGATAGAATGTCAGCTTTTGCTAACATTGGATATGTTGAGAAACCACCAATTATGGATAACGTCATTTACTATGATGGTACAGTTGCTACCGATCCAGACAATGAGAAATTCACTGGTTTGGAATTTGGTGGTAAGTACAAAAGTGGTAATGTTGATATTAAATTGAGTCAGTATAATACTCAATGGAAAGATAGAAACATCACTAAAGCTGTATCTACTGGACAAGGTTCTAGTGGTGACACAGACATCATCTTTTTACGTGGTGTAAATCAGAGTCATATTGGCTGGGAAGTTGAAACGAAAGTTGCTCTTCACGACATGGTTGACTTAGATTTAGTACTAAGTAAAGGCGATTGGAAGTTCGATGGTGACGCTGAAGGTTCTTACCAAGAGCAAGAGTATAACGAAGAGAACCAAGTAATTGGTTTGACTACTACAGATTATGCTTATGCACTTGATGGACTTATGGTTGGTGATCAACCACAGACTGCTTATGTAGCTGGTCTAACCGTTAAACCTATCTCAGGCCTTAGAATACAAGGTCTATACAAAATGTATAGTGACAACTATGCAGATTGGTCACCTGATTCTCGTGAGATTGATGGTGATGTTGATAGGTCACAAGTTTGGAAAGCACCTGCTTATAACAAACTTGATTTACATCTTTCATATAAACTACCTGAAATTGCTGGTTTAGATATGACTATAAATGCTCATATTTTTAACGCACTTGATGATGTTTATATTCAAGATGCTGTTGACAATAGTCAATACAATGGGTATGGTGACAAAGTTCACGCTGCTCATAATGCTGAAGTATTCTTGGGTACACCAAGATACTACAATGTAGGACTATCTGTTAATTTCTAAAATGGTAAAATTGGGGGATTGAAATATATCCCCCGTTTTATTAAAAAACACTTGACTTATATATGGTTTTATTAGTATATTTATATATCGAAAATGGGGATTTTATAATCTAAATGTATCAAAATATTTGGTGTGAGAAAAGAGGCGGTAATCAGGTAGAAGTTCATCTTTGGGATGATGTCGCTGGTTATCAAAATTTTATATTTAAGAATTATGCTTATGTCCGAGATGGTGGTGGACAATATCGTTCCATCTATGGAGACAAACTAAAAAAGGTTACGTACTGGACAGAACAAGATTTTAAAACTGGTCGTGTATTCGAATCAGACATTCCTTTAGACACTCGTATCTTATTAGATAGATATGAATCTTCAGACGAACCATCAAAAGACCACAGAGAATTATTTTTTGATATCGAGGTAGAAGTTACTGATGGTTTTCCTGAACCATCTAAAGCAAAAAACAAAGTTACCTCAATTGCTATGTATACCAAACACGATGAGAAGTATCGTGTTTATGTTTTAGGGGAAGGTAAAGACAACATCAAAGACGATGTTGATATTCGTTTTTATTCTACAGAGAGTGAGTTACTTAAAGAGTTTTTAAAGTATTGGATAGATGTCAAACCGACAGTTGTTACTGGTTGGAATACAAATGGGTTTGATATACCTTATCTATATAATCGTTTAACAAAAGTTTTAGGTGAGGAGTTTGCTAATGCTTTGTCACCAATTCAAATCGTAAAGTATAATCCAAACAAAAAGATGTATCGAATTGCTGGTGTCAGTAGTTTGGACTATATGGATTTATACAGAAAATTTACATATACACAACAATCAAGTTATCGTTTAGACCATATTGGAACACTAGAGGTAGGGTTAGGTAAGGTTGAGTATGAGGGAACATTAGATGACTTATACAAAAACGATATTGATAAGTTTATTGAATATAACCTAAATGATGTTGAGATAGTAAAAGCACTCGACCAAAAGTTCAAACTCTTGGACTTGGCTCGTGCTGTATCTCACTTGGGTAGGATACCTTATGAAGAGGTATATTTTAGTTCTCGTTATATTGAGGGTGCTATGTTAGTCTATCTTCGTAGTTTAGGTTTAGTTGCTCCGAGTAAAGGAGCTAATGTGACTTATGATGGTTCAGAGGGTAGGTTTGCTGGTGCTTATGTAAAAGCTCCCATACCAGGTAGATATGATTGGGTATTTGATTTGGATTTGACTTCAATGTATCCGAGTATTATTATGAGTTTAAATATGTCCCCAGAAACTAAAATAGGTAAGATAAATGGTTGGGATGCGGAAGAATTTATTAGAGGTGAAGAGAAACACTATTCTGTAGAAAAGGATGGTAAATCTATCAGAACCTTTACGAGTGGGCAACTTAAAGATTTTTTTAACAAGAATGAAGTATCCATTTCATCAAATGGTGTTTTGTATGACCTTAAACAAAAAGGTGTCATACCAGCAATACTTGAGAAGTGGTTTAATGAAAGAGTAGAGTTTAGGAAACTGGCAAAGAAGTATGGTGAAGAAGGGAACGATGAACTACATGGTTATTTTGATAGACGACAATTGGTTCAAAAGATTCTTCTAAATAGTCTGTACGGAGTTTTGGGTTTGACGGTATTTCGGTTTTATGATATTGACAATGCAGAAGGGACGACAACAACTGGTCAGAAATTGATTCAGTTTACAGAAAAGATTGCTAATAATTACTACAACAACATATTGAATACGAAAGATGATTATTGTATTTACACAGATACAGACTCAGTTTTCTACTCTGCTCTACCACTTATTAAGAATAGGTTTTCTAATCCTAAGTTAGATGATGATAAGTTTATGACAGAACAAATCCTTGAGATTGCTGATGAAGTTCAGACTTATATCAATAAGTCATATAACTATTTTAGTAGTCACTTTCTTAATATTAGAGGTGACCATCGGTTTGAGATTAAACAAGAACTGATTGCTAAGTCTGCTTTTTGGGTTACTAAGAAACGTTATGGACAATGGATTATAAATGATGGTGGTACGGCATGTGAGAAACTTGATGTTAAAGGTTTGGATATTGTTCGTAGTTCATTCCCACCAGCATTTCGTGACTTTATGACAAAGGTGTTGAAAGGTATTTTGGCGAAAGTTCCTAAAGAAAAGATTGACGAGTTTATATTAAATTTTAAGAAGAATTTACACAAAGAAGAGTTAGATAAGATTGCTCTTCCAACAGGTGTTAAAGGGATAATTAAATATATAGATAAAAGTAAAGGTGGGTTTGATAGTAAAACTATGTTTACACCGATGAAGAAAGGTGCACCAGTTCATACGAAAGCTTCGGTCATCTATAATGATTTATTAAAACATTTTAAAGCTACTAATCATGAATCAATATCAAATGGTAATAAAGTTAGATGGGTTTATCTTAAAAATAATCCTTTAAATATAGATGGTATTGCTTATAAAGGATATGATGATCCTAAACAGATTATAGATTTTATCAATCAATATGTTGATAGAGATAAACTATTTGATAAGGCATTGAGTAAGAAGATAAAGATGTTTTATGATGCTATGTCTTGGGATATGCCAGTAGATAAAAAAAATACAATTGAAAAGTTTTTTTGATGGGTACAGAAGTAGTAGGGGAAAGTAAGAGTATAGAGTATAGCACTCCGTTGGCTTTAGTTAATCCATTGATAGAAGAATTTGGATTAACAAGGGATGTTTGTGCTAGTAAATTAAATCATAAATTACCTAAGTATTGGACTAAAGAAGATAATGCTCTTACAAAAGCTTGGGGTGGTAATTGTTGGATGAATCCACCTTTTAGTAGAGATTTAAATAAATGGGTTAGAAAAGCATTTATTGAAACTATCCACAACGGTGGAACTAAAGTTTGTTTAATACCAGTTCGTAGTAATACTAAATGGTGGGCAGAAGTAGCACCACATTCCGAAATCCGTTTTATAAATGGAGAGGTAAATTTTAATGATGAGCCAAGAGGATTGTGGTTGCCGATGTCTATAATGATATTTGGAGAACAGGCAAAAAAAGGAACTTTTAGTTTTATAAATTATCGTGATGTAAAAAAAACTTCAATTGAAAAGTTTTTTTAACTTGACTTTAACAAAAATAATTTGTAAATTAATATATAATATGGAGAATAATAATGAATAAAATCACATTAGATACGTTTATCCAAAAATACAATCTAGGTGGTAGTATAAACTCTGTAAAGTGGGAGTCTAACGGCGACACACTTTCTACTCGTTTTATATCACCAGATAAAAGTCTTTTGGGTGAATTATCATTAAGTAAACAATCACTTCCTAACTTTGAGGTTGGTGTTTATGACACACCACTTTTATCAAGGATGTTAGGTACACTTGCAGATAAGGTTGACTTTGATTTAATCAAAGCACCATCAGATGAAGAACAACCTGTAGCCTTTGGATTTACAGATGGTAAAATATCTGTTAGTTATGTCCTTGCTGCTCTTGGTGTCATCCCTGATGTACCAGAATTAAAGAATGTTCCTGAGTTTGAAACTCTTATCAATATCGATTCACAGTTTATTAATTCTTTTATTCGTGGTAAAGGTGCTCTTGCTGATGTAGAACATTTTTCTATTCAACCAGCAGATGGTGGTGTAGAGTTCGTCATTGGTTTTAGTGATATAAACTCGAATCGTATCAGTATCAAAGTTCAGAGTGGTGCAGTAAAATTAACTAAACCAATCGTCTTTAATGCTAACTTGTTTAAAGAAGTTTTGAATGCTAACAAAGAGTGTTCTAAGGCAGTTCTTCAAGTTAGTTCAAGTGGTCTTGCTCACATCGAGTTTAGGATAGACGATTTCAATGTTAAATATTACTTAGTATCACAACAGGTATAGTATGAGTTCACATGGATTATGGGTGGAACGTTATCGCCCGACAACATTAGATACATATGTTGGTAATGAACATCTCAAAACGAAAGTAACGAGATTCATAGAAGAAGAGAACGTTCCACATTTACTTTTATATGGTAGAGCCGGTGGGGGTAAAACTACTCTTGCCAAGATTATCGTAAATGCTATTGAATGTGACTATCTCTATATCAACGCTTCGGATGAACGGAATATCGATTTGGTTAGGGACAAGTTGAAGAACTTTGCTTCTTCTATTGGTTTCAAACCTAACAAAATAGTAATTTTGGATGAGGCTGATTATCTGAATGTTAATTCAGCCCAACCTGCTCTTCGTAATCTTATGGAGACATTCTCTGCTCATTGTCGATTTATCTTGACTTGTAACTATGTTGAGAAGATTATCGAACCGATACAGAGTAGATGTCAGACATATAAAATCATTCCACCATCAAAGAAAGATGTTGCTGTTCATGTGAAGTATATATTAGAAGCAGAGAACATTAAGTTTGATTTGGATGATTTAGCTCTTGTTGTAACTGCTGGTTATCCTGACTTACGAAAAGTCATCAATGACTTACAGAGACAGACAATTGATGGTCAATTAAAAATTGATAAAGATGGGATGTTGCATAATGAGTTCAAACTTCAGTTCTTGGATATGATAAAACAAGGTCTTGATTTGAGAACCATTCGTAAGTTTGTAGCTGATAGTAACTTTACAGATTACACAGAGCTGTATCGTTTTCTATATGATGAAGTAGAGAATATTTCTGTGGAGAAACTACCAGAGATTATCGTTGATATATCAAATGGTTCATATCAAGATGTGTTGGTCGTAGATAAAGAGATAAACTTTATGGCTACCATCTCTAACATACTTAGGAGAATATAATGAGTACGAAACCAATGAAACCTTTACCAAAAGCAAAAGTTCAAGTTGATTTGAGTGATGCTGATACAATGAAATGTCAATCATGTGAAAATCCAGTTTTCATACAAGGATATGTTATAAAGAAAATTTCTGCTATTGTTTCACCGACTGGTAAAGAAGTTATTGCACCTATCCAAGTTTTTAATTGTGGGAGTTGTGGTGAGATGTTACCTTTGGGTGATTTAGATGAACTTATTTAGTTGGATAGATGAACTATTCGTCAAGAAAAGACCTTGGGATAGTTTTTCGGAAGCAGAACAAAAGAAGTTTAGTCCGTTTATGGTCAATCGTTATTTAAGTATGAATAATGATTTTTTACCAATAGTAAATCATTTTCAGAAATTAACTATTGAAATAATGCCACCATCCGCCGTCTATAGGTTTTATTGTTCCTTGCTTCCAAAAAAGAAAACTTATTTAAAGTATCTTAGTGGTAAGAAGAATAAAACAAATGAGAAGGTTGTCCCTTTCATACAAGAATATTTTGAGGTAAGTAAATTACAGGCAAGTGAATATTATAAACTTATGACTACTGATGATATCAAATTTTTGGTT